TCTTGTGCCTTTGCTATTAATTCTCGCTCTTCTTGATTAGCTTGAACTGTTTGCCCCATTTGGTCATTAACTTCAAACATGATTTGAGCTCTTTCAGCATTACGGATTTCTTCTCTAAGAGCGGACGCTCTTTCAGCTTCCCCATCAAGAACAAGTTGTTGGTACTCAGATTCTTTGGCACCAAACTCATATTTAGGCGCTTCTGCTTTTTTTGCCTCTTGAGTTTCGTACGCTTTAATCTTTTTCTGCATAGCTTTGTTCTTGGCTAAAACTTCATCTAAACGAGTTTTAGGTACCATAGGGGCTTTAGGTTTTTTAGTTACTGGCTCTTCAGCTTCTCCTTCAGCCCTTTCAGCATCCCCTGATACATCGTCTCCACTTGCTTCTTGTGTTGTTTCTTCTGAGATACTGTCTCCCGGTTCTTCTGTTTCAGCTTTTGCTTCTGCCTCAGGGTTCTCTGTGCCCTCTTGAAGATCAGCTTCGTCTCCAGACGCGACCGTTTCCGTTTCTTTTGTTTCTTCAACTTCTCCTCCATCAGGAAAGGTTACTTCTTCCTCGGACTCAGGTGTAGCAAAATTCATATCCACTTCAAATTTTGCATCTTCAATAGGATCAGCCCCAGGCATCCTATCCATGATTATATCATCTATTGGTGCACTACCAGCTTTTACTGCTTTTTTCTTTTTAGCCATTATGTATTCCCTCCTGTGGGTTTCATAGCTGCAACGGCAATTTTAGATGCAGCCTGTATTTCAGTTTGCTCCCGTCTCATATCATTTGTCATCTGTGATAACTGTTGACGTAAAGCGAGCTCCTCTCTCTTAGATTGAAGTTTGGTTTGTAATTCTGCAATTTTTATTGATGGGTCCATTTGTGTTTTATCCTGTGCTTTAGCTGTATTAAGTGCTGCTTCGCTCTGTGTTCTAGTTACTTCGGCTTCTAGTTTAGCAACTTCTAGCTGGGCTTGTCTAATTGCCATTTCAGCTTGGAACTGCTGTATTTGTGCTTGTTCTTCAGTTGGCGGCTCTGTTCCTTGCATTACACGTATTCTTTGTGCGACTTCTCCTTTGCGCGATAAATGTGAATAATCGACTATTATATCATCTGGTATTGGTACACCAACCTCTCGCAATTGTAAAGCTTCTGCAAACTGGATCTCTTCAAAATTATCCCTAGTAGGTGCTGTTCCGATAACAACATCATATTCACCAAGGGTTAAATCATTAATGACTTCTCCCTCTGGAGTCATTTCATTTACCACCATTGGTTCACTTGCCTTCATAGGATCAGATTCATTAACAATTTGAATCAGCCGTTCTTCCGTATAATAGGCCTGCACCAAATTCAAAACTTTTTCTGCGAGATATTGTCTGGTTTTAGTCAAATTGTCCAAGGGCACTTGAATCATTAGTGCTCCCCGGTTTTGTTTAGCCTTAATAGCAACTCCAGAAACTTCCGGACTGTCCGTACCCAACATAGCATCACTGATACCACTGATAGCTTTAATGTTTAAGGCTGCTTTCTGACTTATACGGTCTAATCCTGTAGGAATCTGGTTGGGAGGAATTTTACCGGGAGGAGTAGACCCTCTATTAAATTCGAGCACTAATCCTGTTTCTGCACCATGTTCTTCAAGATCATCTGCATCCATCCCACTCAAAGAACCGGTTTCCACGATCCAACCACTATTAGCCGTTGTATTAACAATATGTAATTCCTGGCTAGAAATTTTATTGAGCTGTTCCTGTGGAGAAATTAGATTTCGCACCATGCCAAACGGTCTGCCCCTTCTCCAAAATGGGAAATAGGGCACATAGGTAAAATGATCATAAGGCGACCAATCATCATGCAAGACAACGAGATCTGCTGTTACTGTCCAACGAACTTTGCGCATCATTCTAGTAAGAATTTCTAACCCAAACTGATCTGCAAAGGACTCTCGTTTCTTTTTGGCCCAATTATAAGGAACCTGTCGCATATCTCCCGTAAGGCTATCGACGTAGTACATACACTCTTTTAGCCTATAATATTGTCGTTCCACTACACGAATCGAGCGTAATGCACGATTTTCTTCCGGATTTGTCGTATTTCCCTGGTTATACTCCACCGTGATACGTAGTTTATCTGCCTTTTTCCGCCCATATGTTTCTTCTATCTCTTCAAGACTCATCCACCTTGTTTCAAAGATCTCGTTCCATGTCCGTGGATCGTAGTTCTTGGCATCTGGGTCTATAAGAATGTCCAACGGGTCTTTGGCAGTTATCCGGACTTCTCCCTGGATATGGTCATCAAAATCTATACGTACGTCAAACCAGCCACGGTCCTGTATCAAACCATCAGAGAAAACCTGGGATTCAACCCATGAAAGTTTATTATTATCTCCTATTTGCATGTATAGCTTGGTAAGTACATCTGCTACTTCCTGTTTTCCATTGCCACGGGGTTTAAAGTTAACATCCATCCTACGAGTAGTCTGTTCCCCTAAAATGGTATTAATGGTAGGTAAAATGGTATTAATTGTCAGAGCAGGGCGCCCTTGGTCATCTAAAGTTGCTAAATCAGCAGCGTCCCATTGTTCTCCACGATAGAAAGCATCACACCGTTTTGCAACCGCGATATAATCCTGATGTCCATTATCCCGTGCTCGAGTGTAAGCTTCCCACTGTCCACGGGCCAGCTCATGCTCTTCTGCTTTGTTTAATTTCTTCTTTGGTTTAGATTTAATTGCCATTAAGCGCTCATTGCTGTTTTTTCATTATCCCCTTTGACAAGCTCTTTTAACCTATCCCTCCAAGAAGGTTCTGGTATAATTTTTTCCATATATATTGCAAACTCCGCCATCATTAAGCCAATCCACGCCAAGGCATCAACTTGGTCATCATGAACTCCATTAGGAAAACGTAAAAGTTCCGCGACCAACGGTCCCGTCCAAATAGCGTCTTTAGGAAAGTATACCATGCCTTGTTGCATTCTTCCTTGAATTGCACGAGCCCTTGCTTCTTTGTCTCGTCTTCCCGTCTTTAAATCTTTAAAATATGCTTCATACAGCTTACGTTCCCTGACACGCTTCTCCAAAAAAGGCCCAATAGCCATTTCTATATGTCCTTTCTCAATTCCAACAATACCAGGTTTCCACGTTTCATACAGATCTAAAATACGTTCAACAATTTCAAAACCATCGAACCGACCACGTACAACATCAACAATATACATAACATCATCTTCATCGACCCCGACAACAAGGCCAACAGTATAATCGTTTCTATCCCTTTGCCCAATAGCCAAATCCCATGCGCAATAGTACTTAAGCCTTGAAAGATCAATATCATCAGAATCATAATATCTTATCATGTCCCGACTGAAATAATCTCCTTCATCAGACACAGGGTTCTGCTGATAAAGCGCGGACCAGTCCCTCGGGCCAATCGCTTTTCTTATTTGTTTTAGCGATTCAACAGTATACCTTTCTGGATGTAAGGCTTCACCCTCTTTACGAAATTTTTCTTCTGTTTCTGCTACAGCAGGGTATTTTACAACTTCCCATTGATCTGCCCCTTTGGATGCAGAAGTTAATAGCCTGCCAGCTAAATCATCATCATGCCATCGGGTAAGAATAATCAGTACACCGCCCCCTGGGGCGAGACGTGTATACGCAGTAGAAGTGTACCAGTTATAGACAGATTCCCTATTAAAATCCGATTCTGCATCTTCCCTGTTTTTTACCGGGTCATCAATTACAAGAACATGGGCACCCTTACCTGTAATACCACCACCTACACCGGCAGCAACATAACCACCACCTTTAGTGGTTAACCAAGACTCAACAGACTGACTGGTACGGTCCAAAAAAGTATTATTAAATACATTTTTATAATTAGGCTCTCGTAAAAGCTGTCGCACTTTTCTACTAAAACTCATTGCAAGAGATCCCGAATATGAACAACCAATAAACTCATGGTTTGGGTTTTTGCCTAAATGCCAGGCTGGAAAGGTCACACTAGCTAATGTTGATTTACCATGCCGTGGGGGCATGAACAACATTAGCCTGGGAGACTTCTTATTTGTAACATCTTCACTAAATTTTTCCAACCGTTGGCAAATGTCCTTGTGTACCCAACCTGCCATATAATCATGATTAAACCGTTCCACAAAAGGCAACATGTATTTTCGTGACAAGGCACGAAGAGCAAGTTCCCGTTGAGCCGCTTTTTCCTTAGAAAAAGTTTCTTCGTTTTTAGGGGTCTTTTCTAACTCAACGGG